GCACGTTCTCCTGAATCTTAGGTGCCAATTCATTTAGATATGATGGCGCCCAAGATCTTGTTTCACCATTTGGAGCGATAGAGTTTATCCGTTCACCTGCAATATCCACATTAGAGAACTTGCAAGTTGTGGTATCTCTAACATACTTTAGCTCAGTATTTTCAGGCATCTCTGATACGAGATTAAGAAGTTGAGATATATGCATTAGACTTATGTATTATGAGTGATGATGTAATCGTAGATGGTTTTTGCTATTCCTAAAGATGCCATAAATGGAACTCCGTTACCGATTGTTTTAAATGCATCGGTTAAAGTCATATCCGTAGGTAGAATAAATTCCTTAGGAAGTGATTGTAGCGCAAGAGCTTCAGCAACCGATATTCTCCTAGGCTTATATGGATGAATATGAACCTCATTATTGCCATAGGCAACGGTTGGAGAATATCGCCAACGGTGTAAGCGCTTGTAGCATTTTTTCTTGTCATCGCCTTCATCTTTAGATTGGAAAACGATATAAGCCGGCTCTCGGTTGAAAGAACATATTGGCATTAGGATGATGTTCAACATCATTCTTTTCCCACCAATATTGTACTGTCAATTCCTTAATTATGCCATCCGGCATTTGAGTAGGAACATTCTCTTGATAAGGCGACGTTGTCGGCCAATTGAGAGAGAATGCATCCCGAGAATATAGCTTATTACTTTCCCAGTCAAATTCACTTAGAGCAGCATTTTCGAATGGAAGTTTTAGCTTTTTTGCAATTGATTTATGGAAACCAATAAGAATGATACGGTCGCGATCCTGCGGTGCACCAAATTCAATCGAATTGATAAGTTGCTCTGTTAGAACATAACCGTTTTCAATTAATTGCTTTTTCAAAGTCTCAAAGAACTCACGATGCTTCGCAGTTCGNNNT